TGGAACTAATTGTCTAGTAAAACTACATGATGGGACAGACGGTACAGGTTCTTTACAATTCCAAGCTAAATTTAGTAGCGAGGGTTTAGATATTTATGTTCCAGGAAATGGTATTAGATTTGAAACAGGAGTATATTTAGACTTAACTACTACAGATTCTGTTACTATCGGTTATACTGGCTAGGAGGTTAAATGGCTAACACTACCTCTGGTACAACTACATTTGATAAAACTTTTTCTATTGATGAAATAGTAGAAGAGGCTTTTGAAAGACTAGGTATTCAAAACGTATCAGGATATCAATTAAAAACATCTAGAAGATCTCTGAATATATTACTTCAAGAGTGGGGTAATAGAGGTATTCACTATTGGGAAATAGCTGATCTTAATATTGATCTTATTGAAGGACAATCTGATTATGATTTCTTTAGATCAAGTGGTGATGGCACAAGTGCTGTTTCAACACCATCAGGTGTTTATGGTATATCCGATGTTTTAGAAGCACAGTTAAGATCTAATAGAACTCAAACAACACAATCAGATTCACCAATGACAAAAGTGGATAGATCTACTTATGCAGGTTTTTCAAACAAATTATCTAAAGGCACACCTAATCAATATTGGGTAGAAAGATTTATTGATAAGGTAAGAATACACGTGTATCCAACACCAGATTCTACAAATGCATCGAAAGATATGCATATTTACTACATAAAAAGAATACAGGATGCAGGAGCTTATACAAATGCAACTGATGTTCCTTTTAGATTTGTACCATGTATGGTTTCAGGTTTAGCATATTATCTATCTATGAAGTATGCACCGCAACTAATGCAAGGTATGAAATTAGTTTATGAAGATGAATTACAAAGAGCACTAGCGGAGGATGGGTCAGCTTCAAGTACGTACATTACACCTAAAGCTTATTACCCAGGTACATAATGGCAAGATTATATAAAGTAGGTGATTATGGTGAAATGAAATTAGGTGAGTTTCGTAAAAATATAATGCAGTATACTAGAAATAATTTAAGAAGCATTATACGAGATTCAGATCCAGAGATAGTAGAAATAGCTCAAGATGAATTAGATAGAAGAGGAGAAGAAAGAAAAAAAGGTGGTTTAATAGATAAACCTTTAGGACCCGGTGGTAAGAAGAAAAAGAAAAAAGGTAAAAAATAATGGCAAAGTACGCAACAGGTAAGTATGCAAAAGCAATATCTGACAGATCAGGCATGGAGTTTCCATACAAAGAAATGGTTAGAGAATGGAATGGTGCCTTTGTTCATGTATCAGAGTTTGAACCAAAGCAGCCACAATTAGAACCAAAGCCTATGAATGGTGATGCAATATCACTAAGACATGTAAGACCGGGTAGAAATGAACCTGCAGTTGCTGCAATGTTAGGTAATAATCCATTTTCAATAACTGCATCATCACAAACGATTACAGTCACAGAGCCAAATCATGGTAGATCAACAGGTAATACAGTAAGATTTAGAAATGTTTTAGGTAGTCCGGGCGGAGTCGCTTTTACAACATATGAAAATTCTAGTGGTTTTAGTATAACAGTAACAACATCTGATAAGTATACATTTACATTAGGTGCAACACCTAGTATAACAGAGGATTCAGGAGGACCAACTGTGTCTGCAGGACCAGTTACAATAACAGCATGATAAAAAAAATAAAAAATTTTATTTGTAAAATATTCGGTATCAAACAATGTGCTTGTCCAGAACAGGACGAACATCTTGAGTTGTACGAAGAAGTTACAAGCCGTAAACAAGATAAGATAAATAAAAAACATAAAAAAGGCGTTGAGTAATGGCTTACACTTTATCTAATTTACAAACAGATATCAGAAACTATACTGAAGTAGATAGTACAGTTTTATCGGATAGTGTTTTAGATACTATAATTAAAAATGGAGAGAACAGAATATACAGAGATGCTGATAGTGATGACAATAGATTTTATGCTACATCAACTTTAGTTACAGGAAACAGGTATGTTACAATACCGTCAGATCTTAGAAGTATTAGATACGTTCAATTAAAAGATACAAATGTTACACCAAATGTACAAACTTTTCTTGAAAAAAAAGACGCTAGTTACATGGCAACTTACTACGATACTCCTGCAACACAATCAGGAATTCCTAAGTATTATGCTAATTGGGATGCTAATTTTTGGGTTGTAGCACCTACACCAAATGCTCAATATGAAATAACATTAGCATATGTAAAACAGCCTTTTAGTATAACAGATACTACACAGCCAACAGGAGCTGCAGCAGCCACAAATGGAACGTATGTTTCAAATAAATATCAAGATTTACTTTTATATGCTTGTCTTGTAGAAGCATATGGATACTTGAAAGGTCCAGCAGATATGTTACAATACTACGAAGGATCTTACAGAAGAGCTTTACAATCGTATGCGGTCGAGCAAATGGGTCGTAGACGCAGAGACGAATACCAAGATGGTGTTATTCGTACTCCTTTGCAATCACCATCACCATAATAAGGAGATAATAAATGGCAAACATAGTACCAAATGCATTTAAAGGTGAATTACTTTCTGGCACGCATAATTTTGCAAGTGGTGGAAATACATTTAAATTAGCTTTGTACACGTCTAATCCATACTCAACATCAAGCACAGCGTACTTAACTTCCAATGAAGTAAGTTCAGGTGGTAGTAGTGGCTATACAACTACTGGTTTACCTTTACAAAACCAATCAGTTACAACAGGTGCCACATCTTTTGTTGATTTTGATGATTTAACATTCTCTAGTGCAACATTCTCAGCAGCTTTTGGTGCAATATACAATGACACCAATAGTGATAAGTTATGTGTTGTTTTAGATTTTGGTGGAACAAAGACTGCTACAAACGGAGACTTTAAAATAGTATTTCCAGCTACTGGAACACCAGCTGATGCTATTATAAGTTTAGCATCGTAATAGGAGAAAAAATAAATGGCGTTTAAGTTAAACGACAGAGTAAAAGAAACTAGTACAACTACAGGAACAGGTGCGTTTACACTTGCCGGTGCAGTAACAGGTTTTGAAACTTTTTCTGCAGGTATTGGTGGAAGCAACACTACATACTATTGTATATTTCTTACTGGAACTGCAGAGTTTGAAGTTGGTTTTGGAACTTTAAATTCAGGGGCAAGCACATTAACTAGAACTTACATTATCTCGAGTTCTAATAGTGATGCTGCTGTAAACTTTTCTGCAGGAACTAAAGAAGTATTTTGTACAGTGCCTGGTGCAAAGATAGGTTTACCTACACCAGAAGAGTATGGTTCATCATCAGCACCAAAAGTTATCACGGTTACAGTAGCCGCTAAATCAGGTAATCATCCATATGAAAGTGCGGGAGGGGCATCAGCTAATGCTTATTATTTTGATGGATTAGAATCTCCAGCAATAACATTATCTGGAGCAGATTCATCGTATCCATATTATTATAGATTTGATCAATCTGATTCTACTAACTCAAGTCACCCTTTAAGATTTTATTTAGAAGCAGATAAATCTACAGCATATACAACTAACGTAACTACAAATGGTACAGCTGGATCATCTGGTGCATACACACAAATAGCTGTGGATGAAAACACACCTAATATTTTATACTATCAGTGTTCATCTCATGCATATATGGGTAATTTTGTTAATGTTGTATCTAATAAAATTAATTCTAATTTAACTACAATTGGTGAGGTCATTGTTGGATCTAAATTAAAGATGCCAACAAACACAGCTAACAAAATATTAGTTGCAGATGGCACATCATTTGAGGAAGTTGATATATCTGGGGATGCAACAATAGCATCTGGCGGAGCTTTAACACTAGCCAACTCTGGAGTATCAGCAGCTAGTTATACAAATTCATCAATCACAGTAGATGCGAAAGGAAGAGTAACAGCAGCGTCTAGTGGATCTGCAGGAATATCAGCAGGATTTGCGGTTGCAATGGCAATCGCCTTATAGTAAAGGAGTAATATGGCACAAGATTTTGAAAGATACGGAGACCAGGATGTAGGAACATCAGCAGTTGCTATTCATACTAGTAACTCAGATGATGCAATCATCTCTATCCGTTTAGCAAACACAACTACATCAACAATAAGTGCAAGTGTGTTCATTACATCATCAGTAACAGGTGGTTCTCAGGACCACTATTTAATTAAAAATGCACCAATTGTCAGCGGCGGATCGTTAGAGCTGATAGACGGTGGAAGTAAAATAGTAATTGAATCGGGAGACGTGGTAAAAGCACAATCCGACACGGCAAGTTCGTTAAGTGTTTGGATGTCTGTTGTCGATGCAATTAGTACGTAAGGAGATTCATGGCCTATTTAGGAAACGCACCAGCAAGAAGTTTCATAAGTTTTGAGAGACAAGTATTTACAATCGTAAACTCTCAAACTGCGTACACTTTAGATCATTCCGTAAATAACGAAAATGATCTTCGTCTTGTAATTAACAACATTGTTCAAGAACCAGGATCAGGTAAAGCATACACTGCATCGGGCACTACCCTTACACTATCCGCAGCGTTAGTTAATGGTACGGACGAAATGTATTGTGTGTTCTTAGGTAGAGCTGTTGCAACAAATGCACCTGGTGCAGGGTCTGTAGGTGCCTCACAACTTGCAAGCGATGCTGTTACTGCTGCAAAGCTTAATGATGATATTATCTCTGGTCAAACAGCTCTTGGGGCTACCCCTGCAGACACAGATGAATTTCTTGTCTCAGATGCGGGGACGTTGAAAAGAGTTGATTACAGTCATATTAAAGGTCTTGAAAATTGGTCAGAAAGTTCTGGGAATCTTTTACCAAGTGACGCTTCTTATGGAATTTATTTAGGAGTTAATTCTGCAACAGCAGCTAATTTATTAGACGATTACGAAGAAGGAACTTGGACAGGAACTGTAAGTAGTGGTGTTTTTTCATATTCAAAAAATACAGGTTATTACAGAAAAGTTGGAAATTTAGTTTATGTTCAAATATATTTAGTTACAAATGGCTACACAAGTGGATCAAGAGTAAGTTTAGATGGATTACCTTTTACATCAAAAAACATAAGTTCTTATGATGGTCATTATCCTATTTCTTGTACTAGATTTACAGGCGTTCATGAAAATGTTTTAGCTGTTTATCCAATGATTAATCCTGGAGGAACAACTATAAAAACCGATACCTGTAACTCTGCTGGAAGCACTATGACTAGTAATAACGTAGAATTTTTTGGAGCAGCTACTCATGTAAGATTTGCTGGATGCTACATAACAGATTAAGGAGGATAAACTATGGCAATAACAAAAGAAACACTTGTTGGTAAAATAGAAGTCGTTGGAGAGTTTAAATCAGTTCAAGTAAGAAATGATACTGTTATTAAAGAAGATGGCACAGAATTAACAAGAAGTTATCATAGACATGTTTTACATCCAGATGCAGACATAACTAATGAAACCTCAGAAGTTCAAGCAGTATGTAATGCAGTATGGACGGATCAGATAAAAGCTGACTATGCAACTTTTAAAGCTAACCAAGAGAATAACTAATGGCAATAAGTAAAGTAGGATTAACAACAGCAGTAACAGGAACATTACCAGCAGCAAACGGTGGTACAGGTGCAACTAGTTTTTCACCTGGTAAGGTTTTGCAAGTTGTTGAAGGTAGTTTTACTGGACATACCACAACTGTTGCGTCTACAACTGCTGTTGACTTAGAAAGTGCAAGTAGTACAA